CACGACTTGAGCGCGGCATCGCTGGGAGTCGCCAACGTCAAATCCTTCCGTGCTTCGAGCGTGGACTTGATGACTTCCGCAGCCGTCTTCAGAAACCAAGAACCTTCGACGTTCTTCGGGCAACCGACACAGATGGCCGCGCGTTTGTTCGCAAGCTCCTGCGCTACTGGTGCGCCCCCGCTCGTGAGCCAATCCAGAACCACCGCAGTACCTTGGGCCGCACGTTTAATATGCCCCACAACATCCGACACTCTTTTTGGCAGGCTGTTGTGGGGCACGGAAAAACCCGCTGGCTGCTGCTCCGGTGGCAGCGCCCCCCGCAACTGCTGGAACTGGATCAACTCCCGCTCGATCACGGCGGGGTCGGTGCTCAGTTGGTGCTTCGCGGTGATAGCGGGATTGGCGAGGCGATGTTTTCTTATTGATTCAACGGAGGCCGATTTACCAATCATTGCTGATGGATTTGTCCACGCAGTCTGGGGTTGGTAATATCTCCACCCTCCGTTGTTTGGGAATTGTGTGTCGCTCATAATTACGTGTAGGACAATGATCTTGATTTACGCTGTTTTTGATAAAGGGCAAGCTCTCGTTCGAGGTAGTCGTCGTTATCAGGTTTCTTCCCACCATCCTTGGGCATCAGTTCGATGTTGAAACCAAGGCGGCGGGCGCCCTCTACGGCGATGACGAGTGAATCCGCGTTGTTTGGGCTCTCCCCGTTTGTGCGGAGCTTGTAGTCAGCTTTGGTCTCAAGCTCGTATCGGTCGTTATAGACGTAGCTCCACTGGCGGCGACCGAATTCCTCGGCTGCCGATCTGGGAAAGTTCCGAGCCTGACGGCACTGCGCCAGGAGCCGCACGACAAACCACAACTCCGTGACGAACTTGGAGACGTGCTCATACCAAGTCTTGAGCCGCCGCGCCTGAAGCCGCCCATCGAACACCATCATGTCGTTGCTGACGGGCCTTTCCGTGGCGGTGCCGCCGAAGTTGACGGCGTTGACCTCGGGGGAAAGTTCCCGCGCCATCTCGACGGCCAGGGTGGCGTACATGCCCGCGTCGAAATAGACGTGGCTGGACGGTATGCCCAGCGTCTCACAATCCCCCTTGGCGTAGCGGGCAATCTGCTTCTCGGGGCTCAACTCCGAACTCAGCACGATGGGGATTACCTTCTGGTCGCCGAACCGGATGACTTGCTGGCCGTCCACGACCTCCCCAAACTCCAGCCATGTCCGCACGCACGCATCCCCGCCGAACCCGGCGTCAATCGAATACACCTTCACGCGGGGGGCACTGCCCGACCAGATGCAGTCCTTGAATCCGCCATAGTTCTCTATTTCGGTCACGGACAGCACGCGGTTGGAGACGGCTCCGACCTTCCTCACGCCCATGATCTGGCTGTAAAACTCAATCGAATCCCTGCCGCCGGGGCGCTTCGACACGCGATCCACGTCGCCTTGGTCCACCATGTACGGATAGCGATTCAGCGTCTCAGGATCGAAGTTGGGCGAGTCGGTCCCAACCAGATTGATCGTGACGCCGTTGTACTTGTTCGGCCACACCTTGGTCTTGGTGACTTCGCCCAGCGAGTCCCAGCCGTCTTTCGGCTCACTCACTCGGTCCAGGGCCTTGCCGTTGTCGGCGATGGGGTTGCCGATAAAGACTCCCCGGAAATCTCCCTTGTCCAACGAGTCCAGCACCGTCAGGTAGGTTACGGGAATAAACTGGAGTTCGTCCCCGATGAGCCTTCTCCTTTTTTGCTTGATGCCCGCGAAATTCTTGAGCGCCATTCCCATGTACTCACCCTGCGAGGACAGGCAGGGGATTCCGATGCACCCTTTGCGTTGGTCGCGGATGCTCTCTCCGTCGGTGACATTATCAGTGAAGATTGCGTGACGACTATCCACTGCGTTTCCAGGAAGCCAAGGATAGCGGTCCTTGGCGCGTTCATGCAGCGACTTCAAATCCCCAAAGAGCCGCAATTCCAGCCCCCGCGTATCAGTGCTGGTCATCAAGATGAGCGTTTCCTCTGGATGGCAGTAATAATCGCATAGCAGCCACTTGCTGACGGTCCTGGTTTTGCTGGAGTCGCGGGCTCCATAGACGGCGACGATTCGGTTCTCGATGATTGATTTCAGGATCAGGTCCGACCAGCGATGGTGGTCATCTTCCGGGAACAAAAGGCTCTGCATCGCCTTGAAATGAAAAAAGAGACCGCTTCCGAATTTCTTCCCGCCGATCTCCAGAAAACCTCCACTCTTCACGAACTTCATTTCCACTTGCAGCGGGGAAGTAGAGTCGGGCCAATCCAATCCGTATCTGAGCACGCCTCTAATTTGCTTGCAATTCTGGACAAAGCAAACGAATACGGTACAGTGCAATTTGCCCTTCAACCGTAGGCCCTATGGCCAAAAGCTCAGATGTCATCTACATTCCTGACGGCTCCTTTTCATGGGCTGGGGGTGTGGACTCGTCGCTGGTCACTACGGTCCAGAGCGCACTTAACCCGCAGGGGCTCCCGCGCAACGCCCTGGCATGGTTGAACAATGCCACGGTACGCGGAGGGGGTATTACGCAACGGACGGGTTTCCAGCCGCTGCTCAGGCTCATCTCATCGGGCAAATGGCAGATGGGCATGATCTACGAGCCGGACGGTGCCAATCCGTACCTGCTGTGCCAGGTCTCTGGCGTGCTCTACAGTGCCCTTCTGGAGCCGCCCTACACCATCACTGACCTGACGCTGGGCGACCCGTTGTTGCTCAATCCGGTCGAGTCTGAGATGGCCTTCTTCGTTCAGGGCGAGGACTTCGCGGTGATCCAGGCCGGCGACTACTACTTCTACGCCAACGACGCCGACCGGACGCTGCCCTTGATCTGGAACGGATTCTTTCTGCGCCGGTCCATCGGCATCACGACAAATGCAGCACCCGCGATGGCACCGGGCATAAACGAAATCCCCGCCGCGACCTCGATGTGGTATCACGGCAGCCGGATTTGGTATGCGCTGGGCAGGGGCGTGGCGGCAGGCGACATCGCGGGCGGTCGTTCTGGCACCGCGTTCTACCACTTTCGAGACTCGATCCTGAGCGTGACAGAGAACCCGCTGTGCTTCGGGGGAGACGGATTCACGCTGCCAACCACTGCCGGTAATATCCGGGCCTTGCGCGAGGAAGTAAACCTCAACGAATCAGTGGCTCAAAGTCGATTGCTGATTTGGACACGAAAATCAGTCTTCGCGCTTTCCGTTCCCGCGACTCGGACAGACTGGATCAACGCGGACAGTTCAAACGGACCCAGTATTGTACCAGTTCAGCGTGAAAGCGGATCGGTTGGAGATATGTGTGTCGTGGCGTCGAACGGCGACTGGTTTTACCAGAGCTTCGAGCCCGCCGTTAGATCTTTGCTTACCGCCGTGCGAAACTTCGGCCAGTGGGGCAATACACCCATCAGCCAAAATGAACTTCGGGCGCTGGCGCAAAACAATCGCGCCCTGATGAGGTTTAGCAGTGGCATCAATTTCGACAACCGGCTGCTGATGGCCGTGCTGCCGCAGGTAGCATCTGATGGCATTAACGTCATTCACCGGGCAATGCTGCCGCTTGATTTCGACGTGGTTTCAAATCTGTCCACGGTAGGTCCAACTGACGTTAGCGGCACGTCAGCCATGACGCCTCCGGTCTGGGAGGGTGCCTTGGACGGTTTGAATATCCTGCAACTATTTTCGGGAGATTTCGGAGGGCTTCCTCGGGCATTCGCTACCGTCATCTCGGACGTGGACGGCTCGATCAACGTCTGGGAGATAACCAACTCCAATCGCTTTGAGAATGGGGACAACCGCGTGCTGTGGTCGCCTGAGTTCCCGGCGTTCACTTGGGGCACTGCCGGCCTGGAATTTAAGCTGAAGCAGTTGAAGGGCGGCGAGCTTTGGGTTGATAAGGTGGCTGGCCGGGTTGATATCGAAGTGTACTACCGGACGGACGCTGACCCCTGCTGGCGCCGATGGTTCATCACGGACCTATGCTCGGCCCGATGCGAGGATTACGACTCGCCCACCGCCGCCTATCCCTGCGAGCCGTTCCGTGAGGGATACAAGTGGCCCATCGTGTTCCCGGAGCCGCCGCCGCGCTCGTGCGACTCTATGGGTGTTCGCCCAACCACCATCGGCTATCAGTTCCAGACGAAGGTGATGATCCGGGGCTGGTGCCGCATCCGGGGATTGATCCTCTACGCCATCCCACACACCGACCCGCAGTATCACGGCATCGCGTGCCCGACCTCGACCTCGACCGCGCAGTGCATAAACCCCATGCAGTGGGGAACGGGTGGAGGAAATGTTACCCCAACTCCAACCCCAACCCCAACTCCAACCCCAACCCCAACCCCAACTCCAACTCCGACGCCTCCCGCTCCCACGGTGAATGTTCCCGTCTCTTTCTCGATTCCCGTCATCACAGGAACGAGTCAGGTTGGATTCACGTTGTCCGGCAGCAATGGCATCTGGACCAACACGCCTACCGGGTATTCGTATCGCTGGCTGGCGAACGGGGTGGCGATTGGAGGGGCCACAACCAACACGTTCTTGCTGACCAGCGCCCAAATCGGTGCCACCATCACTTTTGAAGTGACGGCATCTAACTCGGGTGGAAGCGGTTCTCCAGCGACAAGCTCAGCTACGAGTGCCGTAATTGCAGCGACCAATGCGTTGGCGACCGACTGGGCTGCTCGGGTGGTCGCGAATGGAGGGGCTGCTCCATCAGGCGGGACAGTGACAGCAATTAGCAACTTCTGCGACGCGCTAGATTCCGCCAGCCTTACCTCTAAGATGATAGCGGTAAACTTTTTCGCACCGGATTCTTTGGCTGCCGCTATCACTCCATTGATTAAGAATCTAGGAAATGATCCCTGGACCAATAGCAACTTTATAGCGGGAGATTTGACCGTTAATGGTCTTGCGGGAGATGGTGCCACTAAATACCTTCACACCGGAGTCAACCCAAGCAGTATTGCGGGACAGCCAAATTCCGGCGGATACACTATTTACTTTTACACGTGTCCATCGGAAGCCTCCACCGATCTTGCCGTGTACGTGAACCCCGATCAGTCCGGGCTTTTCAATCTCAGCGGAACTGTCGTATTTGATTGTTGGAATTACTCAGCAGGACGAACCTCAGTCTCTCTTCCTGGATTTCTGGGCTACGTCTCTGGAAATAGAGTTTCGGCCAGCGAAACACACATCTACGCCGCCAATTCAGGCACTGCTCACTATTCAGCAGCCACAAGTGCTGGAGCGCCGGGCACGCCTCCAAACGCAGACCTTTGGGCGTGGGCAATGAACGCAACCGGATTGCCTTTATATTTCAGCAGCAAGCGGATTTCGTTTATGGCCGTGCATGAAGGGCTGACTGGTTCTGAAAGCCTGAATTTCTACAACGCCGTTCAATCTCTCCGCACGGCTCTTGGAGGGGGATACGTATGAGAGTGTTTTGCCCTGTGATAGTCCCGCCTCCCGTGCCCACCGTGGTATCTCAGTACCCGCCCGCCACGCTGCCGCCCGTTCCGAATGCGGATTTCACTCCACCGGCACCGACGCCGCCGACGCCGGGGAAGAATCCTCCCAAACAGCCGATCAACCCGACGCCGCTCAACGGGGCCGTGGACGTGCTCAATCCGATCCTGTCTTGGTCTGACGGCGGCGGGGCTACCAGCTACGACGTATGGTTTAACGGCGCGTTCATCGGCAACCAGCCGGGCACGACGTACAACCCCGGACCACTGGCCAACAGCACGCCGTTTACCTGGCGAATAGACGCGGTGAACGCGGACGGGACAACGACAGGTTCCACGTGGAACTTTACGACGGGCGTTGTCGTGGCGTTCAGCTACGCCAACCCGTCGCTGGTGATTAACTGGGTGGACTCGGGCGGGGCCAA